CTGTAGAAGATAGTACCCCATCTCCAGTTAAAGTAGTTGGATAGTAATATGTGTTACCCCATTCCAAGTACATTGTAAAACCTAATTTGAAATATAAAGCGTCCATTACGTCCAACTGATCTTTGTCCCAAACTTTGAATTCTATTGTGGCCATTCTTATAGATCCCAACTTACCTTGAGTTTCGATACTAACTCTTGTTAAACCTGGCATTGGACGATATCCATACTTATTCACTTCTTTTTCTCCTAACATAGAATAGGTCTCTTTGAAACCTTGTCTTGGCGTGTAAGAAGTCGCTCCATTTTGAATTTTTGTGTATACTGAAGTTCCTCCTTGTAATACAAAATCTTTTGCTAGAGAATCAGCGTTTGCTAAAGGATAACCAATGAGATCAGAAAAGTAGCGTATGTCCTCTTGAGCTTCTAAATTAACAGAAGATACCAATCTTACCCACGCAGTTTTATTCGACAAGTATTCTAAATTGGCATTGTCTCTTTGGAGTTGAAGTCCTTTAGCACTTCTAGTTTGTAATTGCTTAAGTAACCAATTAGGGATAGCAGTGCCTATTATATTGGATATCTTATTATCAGAACCTGCCATATTATCTTTTTGAGTTTACTATCTTGTATTGATTAATTACCGATTGAACGTCATTGGGAATTCTTAGTTGCATTCCAACGGGTGGATACAAAGAATCTCCTGGTAATGCATTTGCTGAAGCTATGATCCACCATAAGGTAACGTCTCCATAAAAATCGTTTGCTAATAGATCTAGTCTATCTCCAAGAGTGCTTATTACGTAAGTATCATTTTCAGTCACAGCGATGTCTGGATATACATTATTTACATAGTATTGACTACCTGTTGCATTGTATTTAATTACGTTTATATTTTGGTATCTGTAAGGCATTTTTTATTTATTATCCAGTTTGAGGAACGTAATCGAAGTCTATTGGTTCTTGTATAATTGGAGGATTTTTTAACGACTCTCGTAATTGCTGAGTATTGAAATCTAATAAAGCTTGGTATACTTTATTCTCTTCGTTTATTTTTGTTTGAGCAGTATTAATATCTTCTTGTCTTTGTTGTTCTATTTTTTGAGTAATAGAAGTATAATTAGTCGCATTTTGTACAACATTATTATTTGCTATCAATGCTGGCACTTCAGTTTCTGTTCTTCTTCTTGGTAAAATATCCATAATTGGTTTGAACGATATGCTTACTTCAACTAGATGTGGTAGTTGAGGTTTATTTTCTGCAGCCACATCGTTTATTTCCCAAGTCGCTTGACCATCTATAGAGACATTTACGCTTTCTAAAAATCCTGGGGTTCTGTATATGTAATCGCCTATTGTTAATCTAACTATAGGCGCTCTCATAATTGAGGTAGTTGGACTATAATCAGGATAAACTTGACTGATTAGATCGTTTAATTTTTGATACAACGGCTTTAATTCAGCTGATGATTGTGAAAATATTTTAAAACTAAAAGATATTGATCTATCGAATCCTTGATAAGTTCTAAAATTTTCTCCTCTACCCAAATATTTGAAAGAGTTTAATTCAGCTGAGTGATTGTCTGTTATGCTTCCTAAAAATGCTCTAAATACTAGCGCTTGAGATCTACTAGGATTATCGTTTGAAATTGCTTCGAATGCAAATTTAATGATATCTTTATTTTCTGTAGCATTGTCCCATGGTGATGTGCTATTATTAAAAAATTTTGCTGCTGACGCATTTAATTTATCGACACCATTTAAATTGCCTTTTAAAAATTTTACTATGTATCCAGGATTTCCCGTATTTAATTTATTCTCTATGCTATCTGTGGTGTAATTCCAAGCTCTTGATTTTTGTGCTGTATTAGTCACATCCAATCTAAAGTCAGAAATAACAGGAACTCCAAATTTTGTAGCTTTTCTATTCGGATCCATTAATTTATCGTAAGTCAATGTAAATTGATTCGATAATTTTGTAGAATCAACAAATCTTCTAATAACTGTTTTTCCAGTTCCGTATGTAGAACCAGGCCCTTGTAAGTAATCGAATAAAATATTTCTATTTAAAGAGAAGCCTAAATCGTTGTATAAAGTTACATCTGCTAGTGCTGAATTCGTTAAAGTAGAAACCATTTTAGTTTTGTAAAAAGCCACCAATCTATTCGTCTTTCCGTTATTGCTTGGTAGTGCTTGTGCTCCTACAGTATCTGCGTAGAATTTTTGGCCTGGTTGGAACGCGTTTAATCCGGCTCTATTTCCATGGGTGCCTGTACCCGCTGTTGCCACAGAATACAAAGTATTTGCGCCGGTTGCATTATATACCCACGTATTTGGAACAGTGCCAGTATAAATCTGGTCAGCTAGGTTGTCTCTTGTTTGATAAGTATATTGAGTCTCTATTCTTGGATTAGACTTCTGTAATAAGACCTGCTTTGTTAAGAACGCTTTACCTCTTGGATCGTCTTTTAAAAATTTAGAAATTCTTAGTGCGTCTACTTGTGCTGCCGGACTCAAGTATTGTTGACCTGTAATTGATGCAGCAGAACCGCCTCTTATCGGAAAATCCAAAGAGGTTCTGTTTGTATTGTAATAGTCTCTAATAGACTGCGCAACGTTTTGATCGTCGATAGGAAATTTAACATAAGGTTGATCTGAACTTCCACCGCCCGGTCTGTCCATTCCGTACTTTAAGGTTTTAAAGTCGGTTTTTATTTCAAATAGCTCTTTCTGTCTTATGTTTCTTACTGGCATGGTTTCTTTTATGTAAATAGATTGCCTCTATCGAATTTTGAATATTGATTATTTTCGAAACTATTCAATATTAAAGCGCCGACTTTAGTATCTCCCAAGAAAATTGGAGCTGCAGCGATTTGTATCTTATCGTTTGTTCCGCCTCTTCTATTCATCTGCTCTAGTAATTCGTTTGTTCTTTTTGTATTTTCTCCCATTTCTTTAACGTATTGGGCAGAATTCTTACCAAAATAAAATTCTCCTTTATCTATCACAGCGTTTCCAGATTCTTGAACTACTCCACCGTCTGCAGCTTTTGGTTTAGATAGTTGTCCTAAATTAGAACTTCTAATAGTACTTCCAAAATCTTTTAATTGATCTCCGTAATCCTCTCTAATTTTGCTATCTCCAATCAAGAATATATTTGCTATTTTTGAAATAGCATTTACCATAGATCCTGCAACGTCTAATACTTGAGCAAAGAAATCTTTAACGCCGTTTACCATACCCATAATATTTTCAGGTTTAGACATCCAATTAATTGCTTTGTCTATAAACTGAGATACTCCTGAATTTGATACTAAATCTACGAAACCTTGTTTAATTTTATCTATTAAAGCCGCAAGTTTTTCTTGAGCAGATCCATTAGCTAAAGCTTGATACTCTTGTTTTTCTTGTTCGGTAGTAATAGCCGCCATTGTTGTGAAAGTCTTCTTGGCTAATTCGTATTTTTTTTCTGCGCTATCTGTATCTTTTGCTCCAATCTTAGCTAAGAATTCTTGCTTCTTTAACATTTCACCCATAGAATCTCTAGTCATACCAAAAGCACTAGCCATACTTTCTGCAGCAATTCTATTTAGCTTTAAGAAATCTCCTGCGCTACCTACTTGATCAGTAATTTCTTTCGCTGCACCGGCTAAATCGTTATTTAAGAAAGCCTCTCTTGCTTTGGATAAATTAATATCTTTACCTGTCAACAATTGTGCTTCCATCTCTTTTGAAATACTCGATTCAAAATCCAAGAAAGAATCAGCCATTCCGTCCAATTGTTTTAACTCAAGGCCCATTGCTTTTGTTTGCAATAACGCCTTTGTTAATTTTTCTGGATACTTAGCAAAACTTAAACCTAAATAACCGCCTAAATTACTAACATCTTTTAATACCGCTTTGTAGTCTTGAGTTGCTAAACCTGCTTTTTTAAGATTCGCGACTTGCGCTATAATATTTCCAACAATATTTTCTGATTCTTTTCCTGTTATTGTAGAAGCTTCTGCAATTCTAGCTTGAGTTTCTGCGTCTACTCCAAGAACTTGATTTAATCTAATATTAGTAGCAAGAATTTCATTAGATAAAATAGCTGTAGTTCCTAAAGTTTTGCTTAAACCAATTTGAGCTTCGTACAATTTTTTAGAATTTACGAAAGCATCGTTTGTATTATTTGCAAAATCGCTAAATTGATTTGCTAATTTTTGAGATTCGTCAGCGCTTAAACCGAGTTCGCGTCCCATTTTAACAAACTGAGAATTTGCATTAACAGCAAAATCAAAGAATGTCGCCATCATATCGACCAATCCTCCCAATAATCCGCCAACTAAAGGAATCTTTTCTAAGAATCCGCTAATTGGTTTTACTAAATTTTGAATAGGTCCGTCCGCTAATTCTCCTCCGATAGATTTCATTCCACTGGACAACATCTTAGTGGCTCCAGAAAACACATTCATTAAAGAGCTCCCAATCTTTCCTGCTATTAGCGCTAAAACTGCTGGATCTTTTAGAGAATTTAAAGCTCCTGTAAACATTGCGCTTAATCCGGATCCAAATACTTTAAAATTTGTAAGTAATTGACCAGGCGCGGCTTTTAAATTATTGACAACGTTTTTGAATCCATTTCCTAAAGCTGCAGGAGCATTTTTAATTCCTTGCATAAAAGATTGAGTTCCATCTTTTAATTTATCAGAAATACTTTTCGATTTAGGTATATCAAAAAGAGGAATAGGTTTTTTGCCTTGCTCTTCTCTTTGTATATTAATCGCTTGAATTCTCTTATTTCTCTGTATTAATTCTTCTTTCTGAGCGTTTAGTTCGTTTTGTGCTTGAATTTTTCTGGCTTTATCTACCATCGCTTCGTAAATAGAATCTCCTAAACCTAATTTTTTAGAAAAATTCTCCATTGCAATACCAGAAAGACCTATAGAATTTTTAATTTCTCTTTCTTTAGATAACTGTTGCTCTAATTCTTTTGTCGTAGCCGTAAGCACTTGTTTGCTCTTTACTCTAGCAATGTATTCTCCTTGAAGTGGAGTTAATTCTTGAGATTCGCTATCTATTCTAGCCTCTATTAAATTTAAGGACTGTTTTAAAGACTCTATTCTAGTTCTATCACCTTTTGCGCCAGCTTCTCTTAATTGACTTTCTATTTTGTCTTTATCACTTAATAAGCCTAAATACTCTTGAGCTCCATTTAATTGTTGCTGTCCAGCAATTTTTAACTTAATCTCTGTTTCTAATATCTTAGAAGCTTGAATAAACTCTTGAGATCTTGTCTTATTAATGTCTTGCTGAATTCTTTTGATATCCAGACTGGAAGTTCTGAATCCATCTATAGAAGATCTTACTTTATTATAGCCAGTAAGTAATTTACCCAATTCCCTAACCTGATCTTTGATAATGTCATTAAAGTCATTACCATCCCTTAATATCTGTTTTAACGAGTCCCTTAAGTCTTTAGCTGAATCTGCTGCTTTAGCAGATTGCGATGCGTCCATACCGGGACCTGAAGGGTTATTAGGATCTGACATATTGATTGTTAACTAAAAATAAATATTTAAGCCTTTGGTTTTACCTTAGATACAAACGTGGGCTTGTCTTCAGACTTTGGCTTGGCAAACTCTGGTATGACTACTTTTGAATTATCTGTCTTGTTTGTGAGGACTTTATCGTTATCTTCTTGCATTTGACGCTGCCTTTCTAAGTGTTCGTTGATCTTTTTAATATTGAAACGACGCTTAGGTACATCCATCTGCCAAACTTCAGTGTAAGTAAAACCTCCACCACCGTGATATACGAGGTCAAAAACCTCGGTCATGAATACTGACCTATATTCCGCTCCCGGGAAAAAAGAATTCCGCCGTCATTGGCATGTCAGATGTGACCTCCTCTCCACCTTTTGTAGTGAAAGTGATCTGACTATCGATGTCCGGAGTCATAGAATCTATATAACGTCTTAACGGCATAGAATCTATTGAAAGTAGGGCACCGCTGTCGATGAACTCTCTGATGGTCTTTGTTGAATAATCTCCGTTAACCGAAGTAATTTGATGCTTTAATTTGGTAGTCAACAAACCTGGTGCTGCGTCTCCCAAATTCTTTTTCAAGCCTTTTACCTCTTCGTCGATCTTCTTGTCGTCTGAGATTGTAAGTAATTTGAATGTAATAACGTTCTTAGTGCTTGGCAATTCGAAAGAGTACTCGTTCTTTTCGTTCAATGCACTAACGTCTACGTTTTTGTATCCAACTGACTGTAAGTTACCAACAACCGTCTCAACTTCTCCTGTGGCAGGATTGTAGTAGTCAAAAGAGTAGTCTTTACCGTAAGCCAATATACGAGCGGCTATAAGAAGCGCATTGCGATCGCCCAGAAGCAGATCCTCATACTTTATTGGAGTTTTAATAAGAGATTTAAGCATGTTCTCAATAGCTAGACCCTGACGTAACAGGTTAGCATTGGTGAGAATGTCTTCCTCTCTAGCGGTCATGTATTTTAACTCAATTTGACCTGACGATGCAGGATTTTCTTTTGGGTAGATCAAGCCTTTTGAAGGAAGATCTATCATTTCGGTAGGAACCTGAAACTTTTCTGCCATAAACTATGTATTTTATTTATAAATATACCCCATTAAAATTTCCGGGAACAAAAAAAGACCGCAGTGAAGCGGCCTTTCTTATATTGTATGTTATTAGTATACTAGAAGTTCAAGATAGCGTAGTCCATACCAAGACTTAAAGTCAATTCGGTAGGATCTGAAGTAGACCAGTCGTAAGTTCCGAAGTTTGCTTCTTTGATGAAAGCGCCCTTACAGATCCACTCAGATACGATATCACCAACTGGACCCAAGATTGATAAATTGATATCTTTCTTGTAAAAGTCAGAGTAACCGTTTCTACCGGTAACTGATTCATGGTGTAAACGTACCCATTCCATAATAGCTTCTTGGCCTGATGGACTGATTGGGTTGTACAATGACAAACTGATATCTTTCCATTCAGCTTTACCTTTGATCTTACGGTAAACGTTGATATGGTCGATTTTGATCTCATTTAAAGTGATACCTGGAGCATCAGCTTTTTTGATCATATATGAAGGGATGCCATCAATGTACATTACGAAGCGATTTGATACTGTTGGTTCAAACGCTGTAAACATGATTTCATTTGGGTCCAATACTGGCATGGTCTATTGATTTAGTTATTTCTTTTATAAATATCGTTATAACTTATTTTTTCTTTTCTGCAACTTTCTTCTTAGCTTCTGCTTCTTTCTTTTTCTTGTCTTCAGCTTTCTTTTTATCGTCAGCTTCTTTTTTCTTTTTATCAGCAGCTATTTTTTTAGCGTCTTCTTTCTTAGCTTCGTTCATAGACTCTGCGCCTTTTCTAGCCCATTTTGTTTGTAAAAATTGCGAAATTTGACCAAGGTTTACTGTAGTTTTTTTAAGCAAGTCTCTTTGTTGGGGATCCTTTTCTACGTTTATTTCTTGCATTATCATTTTAAGCGCTCTGTTAACAGCTTCGATTGTTTCTGCATCCAGTCCTCTTGTGCTGCCCTCTTTTACAGGAGTTTCAGTTTCTTCTTTGATCATTAACTTAGCCTTTACACTCTCGTATAAATGTGCTGGTACTTTAATTCTAATGATTGTATTATCGTTCATTTTCTATTTTATTTGATATTATTGGCCAAATGTTGCTCCTGTAGGTAAAACGTTGAAGTCTAATTGAATAAACTCTGCAGTTTTAGTTGGTTGTAAGTAGATAGATCCAACTAATTGGTTTCTATCGATTACATCAGGAGTATTATTACTATCGTCCATTACTACTTGGAATGCGTACAAACCTTGTCTTTGTTGAACTGACTCTAAATAAGGGTTAACTTGACTTAAGAATCTGTTACGAGTAACTTGTGTGTTAGGCTCGAATACAATAGTTTGTGCAACTTGACCGATGTAGTCTTTAAGAGCGATCAACAATCTTCTAACGTTAACTCTATCTAATGCAGATGGTCTGCGTTGTAAAGTCTTTTGACCGTAGATAACTGTACCAACGCCTGGGAAAGTAGCGATTGGGTTGATTGAACCTTGGTAAACTCTATCTCTATCGTTAGAAGATAATTTACGCTCAGGTTGAAGAGCTGTTGGTAAACCGCCTCTGTTTAAACCGGCTGGTGCGAACCATTCTGCTCCAACTCTATCGTTGTATTCGTAAGCAGCAGGAACAATTGTAGAAGCTGGGATAAATGCTAATTTACCAGTCTCTCTTGATCTTACTTGAACCCAAGGCCAATAAGCTGCGGCGTATGAGTTATCGAATCCAGCAGCTTGAGAAAGCAATGTAGGAATAGATTGACCGTAACCAACCATATCAACTACAGCTATAGAGTCACCTCTTGTTTGTGCTGTGTTAACTAAGCTTGTTACTTGGCTTGTAGCGTTTACTGCTGTTAAGCCTGGTGCATATAATATGTTGAATTTATAAGAGTCTTTATTTCCTAATAAATTGATAGCTGTGTTATAATCTGTAGCAAAAACTCCTTGAATATTTGAATTGCTTGTTGCAGTAGTAGAAGGCACGTTAGCAATCGTTTCGAAGAAGTTAACAGGCTCTTTACCGAATGAACCGAAGATTGCGCCTGTAGCAGCTCCAAAAGAACCGTTATAAGAGCCAGATCCTACGATTGGTAAAGATGCTGTATACTGAGATTGTGCTTGACCATAAGTGTTCAAGTAACCTGGAGTTGGAGTGGCTACTGACTTGACTCTGATATACTTGCTCTTGTTTTGGTAAGAACCAGTAATTTGTAAGTAGTAGTTACCTAAATCATCAGTTGATACTGTTTGTGTTTGATCACCAATTACATAAGAGACGTAGTTGTTTTGATTCGGATCCAAAGAAAGATTATTCCATGTTTCAAGAATGCTCTTGCTGTTCTCGTAGTCATCACCTCTTCTAATAATCATGTTGAAAATACCAGAACCAGTGTCGGTAGAGGTAATTTCAAATCTTAAGTTAGCAGAAGATCCAGAAACTAAAGCTCCGTTAGATGCGCTAGTTTGGAAAGAGGCTGCGTTGTTATTCATTACAGATCCAACTGATAAAGTTTCTAGAACGAATGCTGTAGTACTAGCCGCATTTGTAATAGAAGCAGTGGCTGGTGTGTAAGAACCAGAAGCTACTCTAGTTACTAACAATGAATTTCCTCCTTGCTCGAAGTAGTTCAATGCTGCCATACTAGTTAAGTACTCGTAAACTGCACCTCCAGAAACGAAGGGAGCTCCGAATACAGCCTTGTATTGAGAGTAAGTAGTTACTAAGGTTGGGATGTTCACCGGACCAGTTACTGTTGGTCCGACGATTGCTGCTCCAGCTGTGATAGGACCTTGGGTTATCTGAGATAAGTCGTTCTCTTGTAAGAAGACTCCCGGGCTAATTAATGTTTCGGCCATTTATGTCGTTTTTTTTCTAATAATAAATATCGATATTTGATTCAAAACGCTTTAGCTGATTTCCCCAGTTTCGATGTTTATGGAGACGTTGCCGTATTTTTCTTTGATTTCTTCGAAAATTTCCTTTTCTTTTATCTTGATTCTTTTGATCTTTGCTCTTAATTCTTCTTGGTCCAATTCGATTACCATCTTCTGGTATTCTAACTCTCCAAGTAAGGAAGCGACTTCTAAAGCGTCGGTTCTAATGAGATTGATCTGTTGTAACTCTTCTGGTGTTAATTGCTTTTCCATAACTAGATTTGCTATAAATATGTAAGAAAAACGGCCCACTTTTTGGGTGAGCCGATTGTCTATTATTCTTTTGTGATTATTCTGGTACTTTTACTAGCTTCAAGAAAGTAACGTAAGCGCCCTCGGTCTCAACGTTCTCGAAATCTTCCAATTGAAACTCTTTGTGTTCGATTTCTTTTTCTTCGTTTAATAGAGCATTGAACTCGTTTTGAAACTCTACGAACTTGGGGTTAATGTCTCTTGAAACTGTTTGGCCGTCTTCGTCTGTTACTACGTTAGTATACATTGGAATCGATACGTTGCCTTGATCGTCAGCTTCTCCATGCTTCTTGATTAGGTCCTGCTTGATAGCTTCAACTGCTTCTTTTTCTGCAACAGCTTTCTTGGCCAAATCTCCGATCCAATACTTTGTTGTTAGCTTTAACTTTTCTGCCAAAAGTCCCTTTGAGGTAACTTCTCCAGTTTGTTGATTCGTAACACCATTTAGTTCAGCTTCAAGGTTATAAAACTCGTAAAGCTTTAATGATACTTTTTCCATATATTATTTAGATTTTTTTGCTGACTTCTTAGGAGCTACTTTAGTGGTAGTCTTCTTAGTTTTCACTTGCTTTGTAGCAGTTTTAGCTTGGGCAACGATTTCGTTTTTAGGAGCTACTGCAGCGGCTTGTTCTACCACTTCTTTAACTTCTTCAATTGCAGGGGCGATAGCCTCTTCAACTTGATTAACTACTTTAGAGATTTTTGCTTTGTTTAGTAATACAGCTATAACTACTGCTATTACTACGATAATAATTCCGAATAACATATTTTTTAATTTTAGGTTGTTGTATATAAATATATAAGAATTTACGAAAAAATCTTTGAAGTGATTAGTTAGTTTCTAGGGCTTCTACTCTTGATTTTAGAGAATCGTTTTCTGCTTTTAGTTCTTGGATTGCTTTTACTAAATAAGGAACTAAATGTCCTGTATCAATAGTTTTAAAGTCTTCTACAACTTCTTCATTTATTGTTTCTTCACTAGAATGAACATATTTAGGAAATACTGTTTCAAACTCTTGAGCTATGAATCCTATATTATTGTTCTTTTGAGTATCATTCCAAGATCTATGAGTAGCAAAATCTTGTTTATAATCAAATGTAACAGGATTTAATGCTGCTATTTTATCTAAAGCATTTGGTATTGTTACTACATTTTCTTTTACTCTAATATCTGAAGTTGTGTTGAATGTAGTTGAGTTAGAATAGTTGTATACTAAACCTGATGGACCTATCCATATTGCGTATGTTGATCCATTACAACCATAATAAGCATATGAGCCATACGCATCTATATTTGCAGTACCATTTGTGTTCTCTCCAATATTTGCTGCTCCTATTACTGATAGTCTTCCTACACCCGGTACATTACTTGTACCTGTTGCAGGACCTATAGATACTAAACCTGCACTTGTAATACGCATTCTTTCTGTAGCTCCATAAGAGTTACCAGTTCCAAACATTAGATCTCCTATAGCCCAGTTTGTATCTCCGCCCGCTCCTTGATAAATTCCAGTAATAAAAGCGTAAGTTGCGTTGTAAGCTCCACCTGAAGTCATTGAACTAAACGCAATAACTGGAGAATAAGCACCAACAGAAGCTACGTTGTTATATAAAGTTAATCCATTGCCAATATTAGCATTGGCGGTATTAGATCCTGCCACTGAAATTCCATCGCTATTATAAGATAAACTAGTCGCATTTATATAAGGTAATATGGCACCCGAAATTGCGTTATTAACTACTAATTTAGTTCCAGGACTAGTGTTGCCTATTCCAACATTTCCTCCGCCTGTAATACGCATTCTTTCTGTAGCTGTTACATCTCCACTTGCGCCTGCAGTACCAAAAGTCAATATTGACGTACCATTAGAAGTTGTACCAATACATTTAACATATGTTTGACAAGTACCACTAAAATCATTCGCGGTTTCTAATAACAAAGTTGCAGTACCACCTAATGCACCATTTCTAACTCTTAAAGATGGACTACTACTATTTGCTACATCTAAAGCATAGCTAGGGTTTATTTGGCCAACTCCAACATTTCCAGCAAAATAAGCAACACTACCAGTCTGATAAAAACTACCAGTAAATGTCTGTGTATTGCTTAGTTGACTTCCAAAAATATTAGAACCACTACTATATTCTATAGAACTAGTAATCGTCTGCACTACCAAGGTCTGCGCAGTGATTGTTCCTGTTGATAGAATAGATGACCCAGTGATACCTTGAGATACGTTTAAGGAACCAGTAATGTTCACGCTACCTGTCATACTAATATTGGACCCTGATAAGTATAAACTTGGTCCTTGTATACTTACAGAAGTCCCAGTATATATACCAATGCTATTTGCGCTTATAGAAGGAGCAAGAACACTTGCATTAGATTCAATAATGCCTCCTACGTACAATGCTCTACTACCTCCATCATTGTTACTTCCAATTACCAAGTTACCGGTAGAAATTCTCAAGGCCACTTTTGCAGTTGTTGACCCAGAAAAACGTGGGTTAATGTTTACCGCTTCTAGTATTTGCGCACTTCCAGTTGCAGTCAAATAAGGGGCAATGTAAACTGCTGTAGTTCTTGAGCTAGAAGCGTAAAAACTACCAGATACTATTACCAAAGACATAGATGGATTATTCGAAGCAACAGACCCTGATACTACTCCATCGAATATTGTTGTTCCGTACGAATTTATAGAACCCGAGCTCAAGGTTATGCTGCCCGATTGGATAGTTAAATTACCTATAAAGGTAGAACTTCCTGTTACTGTTAGAGATCCCGTAATGCTTTGATCTGCTCTAAAGCTATTGGAACCTGTAGTGGCGTAATTGGCAACAACATTCAATAAGCTTGCGCTAATCTGCTGTTGAGAGCTAGAGACCTGTAACATGGAAGCTGTAGTAGCGAAGCCTATAGATCCTGTGCCCTGCAACAATAAAGAGTCGCTTGCTAAACTAGCGGTGCCCGTCAAACTGCCCGAGGTCATGGTAAGACTGCCTGAGTTTATTGTTATGTTGCCTATAAACGTTGTGCTTCCGGTTACTGTTAGGGAGCCTGATATTACTGGTTGGTATATGTTCATCTAGGATAAATATTATTATATTGGGGATACTTTGTATTGTATGCCTTCTGTGTCTCGACTTTGTAATTCGTCTACTTTGATTTGTGCCTCTTCTGCGGTATCGAATACGTAGTTTGGATTTTCGGGGTTTAGGCGAATGACAAGGTGAAATTGGCAAGGTATTGTGGCTAGTATTATGTATTTCATACTATCTTGTTATTGTTATTGGGTAATCCGTATAAGAGTTCGAGCGAATTATGTGCCCGTCAATGTAGTCTCCCAAATAGGCAGTTGAGGAAGCGTTTGCGTAGTACCTAATCGCGTCCATTGTTGTTGCGGAGTTTAAAATAAAAGTAATGTCAAGATAAGAATAGGTTCCCGTACAAGAGCTCACCCCAGTGTAAAAGTTTAACGGCGCGTCGCAAACGTACTGCGGTCTACTTAACGCTGGATAAAAAGAAACTATACCAACAAAAGGTCGAATTAAGTTGTTAGCAACAGCATCGCT